TCTCCGTTGCTGAGCAGGCTCTATTCGACAATTTGAAGGACACGCTGGGGGTTTCACGCACCCAGACGAAGCTCTACAACGACTACTACGAGGGCGTGCATCGCCTCGAGCAGTTGGGCCTGGCAATTCCAGAAGAGCTCAAGCGGTTCACGGTTACGGTGGCATGGCCGCGTGTTGCTGTGGATGCTGTGGAGCAGCGTCTGGACGTTACAGGGTTTCGTATGCCGGGCGAGGATTCCGCGGACAAATCGCTGTGGGATGTCTGGCAGTACAACAACATGGATGAGCGGGCTGGGTTCGCTCACCTCGATGCGCTGGCTATCGGGCGTTCTTACGTCTGCGTCGGCACGAACGAGGAAGATCCGCAGTTCCCCATCATTACGGTTGAGTCTCCAATGGAGATGGTCGCAATTCGTGACCCTCGGACGCACCGCGTCACTGCTGCTCTGCGGCTGTATGCGCCGGTTGACGGCAAGGATTCACGCGCGACCCTGTACCTGCCGAACATGACGCGCTGGCTGGCCCTGGTTGACGGCATCTGGGTTGACGAGTATGAGCCCGACGCGCACAACCTCGGCACGGTCCCTGTCGTCCCTTTCGTAAACCGCAACCGTGCGACACGTATTGCCGGCAGTATCCTCGAGGGCGTCTCGGAAATGGCCGATGTCATCCCCATCGCTGACTCGGCTTCACGGGCCATCACCAACGCGCAGCTCGCGCAGGAGACGGTCGCGGTTCCGCAGAAGGTCATTCTGGGCATGACCAAGGGTGATTTCGTTGATGGTGACGGGAACCCGCTGCCTGTGTGGCAGTCGTACTTCGGCTCTGTCTGGGCGAACGCAAACCACGAGGCAAAGGTGCAGCAGCTTCCGTCTGCTGATCTGTCCAACTTCGAGACGATGGTGAACCTGTACGCCCGACTCGCTTCTGGCATCTCTTCGCTGCCGATCGAGTATTACGGTTTGAACACGCAGAACGCGCCATCGGCTGAGGGCCAGCGCGCCGGCGAGACGCGACTGATCAAGAAGTCAGAGCGCAAGCAGACTAGCTTCGGCACCTCATGGGAGGCCGTCAATCGCCTTGTGATGCGCTTTCGTGATGGGGTGTGGTCTACTGACGCACGCCGCATGGAGACGCTCTGGCGCGATGCTGGCACGCCGACAGTGGCGCAGGTGACCGACGCCATAGTAAAGGAATACCAGACCGGGCTTACCGACTGGGAGACTGCGCAAGAGAATCTCGGCCGCTCGCCGGAAACGATCGCGCGCATGAAGACCCGCCGTGAAGCTGACTCCGCTTCGGCTCTCGGCTTCGGAGTCCAGAGCGCACTACAGCAGGGGTAGGCAATGGCCGTTCAGGGGATCGTTGACGCGCACCAGGCGAGGCAGATTGAGATAAACCAGACGGCGACGGATCGGACCCTGAAGCTTTGGGGTCGCATGGACTTCGCGAATTTGGATGCGTCGTGGTTGGCAATTCAGCCGAAGGTGAGCCAGCAGATACAGGCTGCGCAACTTGCCGCTGCTCGCACGTCGGACGGGTACACGAGCGCGCTTAGTGCCGCGTATGGGTTCGAGCCTGCCGCGAACCGGATCGTGCCCGAGGCTTTCGTTGGCGTCGATGGCACTGGGCGTTCGGCGACATCGCTTATGCACGGCGCGGTGACGACGACGAAAGAGGCTGTCGGTGCTGGCCTGAGTCGCATTCAGTCGTTTGAGGCTGGGGCTACTTTCCTAGCGGCGATGATGAAGACGGCTCTGGCTGACGTTGCACGCGCTTCTGATACCACGTCATCCGTGGGCAAGGGCTACACCGTTTACGCGCGTGTGGTGGAGCCGGGCGCGTGCTCACGGTGCGTTATCCTCGCGGGCACCACCCAGTTCAAGCCGTTCAAGCGTCATCCTGCCTGCCGGTGCACCGTTCAGCCTGTACCTTCCGACGATGGCACGTTTGCCCGCGACCATTCACCGGCTGATTCTTTCAACCGCATGTCTGAGGCGCAGCAGAACCGGGCGTTCACGAATGCCGGCGCGCAGTCGATCCGCGACGGTGCCGACATTAGCTCGGTGCTGTCCGCTCGTCGCGGGTCTAACGGAATCTCGTGGTCCACACGCGGGTATACGCCGACACCGAATAGTGGCCGACGAATGCAGCTAACGACGATCGGCAAGCGCGCTGATGGCTCACCGGTAAGGGTTTATACCACCGCTGAGGGAACAACTCGGCGGGGTAACTTTGGGCAGCAGAACGCGGGCCTCGGCGTGGATGACGTTCGGCTGAATGGTAGCCGCTACTCGTCCACCAAACGCGTGCGCCTGATGCCCGAGTCGATCGTGTCCATCTCCGATGATCTCGAAACCCGCCAGATTCTCCTACGCGATGCCGGTTACATGCAGGCCCGTGGGAACACTGGCGCGGAGATCCTCGCCCAGCAGCGCGCCGACCGTGCTGCAGCCAATGAGATTTACCGCAGCGCCGGTCTTCCGATCGGCTAGCACCTACCGAGAGAAGCCCTCACATTGTGGGGGCTTTTTTCATGCCCGAAACCGGGCTCCACATTCTCCGCCCTACGCGATGTTTGGCGGTTCACCCCCGCGATGGAGGAACCATGTCCGAAGAGAACACACCCGAAGTAGTCGAGGCCCCGGAAACGGACCTCGGAGACGCAGGAAAGAAAGCGATCGCCGCTGAACGGCGCCGAGCTGACACCGCAGAGAAGGCCCTCAAGGCTTTCCAGACTGCGGCCGACACGCGCGCCAATGAAGAGCTGACCGAACTTGAGCGACTCAAGAAGGAAAACGCTGAACTCGTCAACGGCAAGACCGCATCCGACCTCGCCGCACTTCGTTTGGAAATTGCGCTCGAGAAGGGGCTGTCGCCAACTCTGGCGTCTCGCCTTCAAGGCTCAGACCGGGACGCGCTCGCTGCTGATGCAGACAGCCTCTCGGAACTCGTCGGCGCAACCAAACCCGCACTTCCCAAGGCTGACCCTTCGCAGGGCACCAAGCCGACCGGTGGCGCAACAGCGGCGCAGCAATTCGCTGACGCCTTTGATTTCTAACCTGAAAGGACACAGCTAATGGCTGCTGTTACCACCAACCGGAGCACTTCCGGCGTCAATGTTCCCCTGGCCGTCTCCGCTGACATCTGGCAGGGCTTCCAGTCGGAGTCTGCTGTTGCTCGTCTCGCGACCAACATGCCGCTTCCCGGCTCAGGCGTCACGCTTGACATCATCACCGGCGACCCCACCGCAGCGTGGACCGCTGAGACCGAAGAGAAGACCGTTTCCGACCCGACCGTGTCTAGCAAGGTCATCCGCGGCTACACCCTCGCAGTGATCGAGCCCTTCTCTAACCAGTTCAAGCGCGACAAAGCTGCGCTGTACTCTGCTCTCGTCTCGCGCCTCCCCGGCGTGCTCGCTGCCAAGTTCGACAGCACCGTCTTCTTCGGCACCGCCCCCGGTTCCGACTTCGACACGCTTTCGGCAGCGCCCGCAGTGTCGCTCGACACGAACTTCTACGACGGCACCCTCGCTGCAATGGCTTCGGTCGCTGCAAACGGTGGCGACGTTGACGGGTTCGCGATCTCCCCGACCGGTGAGCTCACCGCGCTCGGAGCGAAGGACACCGCTGGTCGTCCGATCTTCATCGGCAATGTGCAGCTGGAGGGCCAGGTTGGCTCGCTCCTGGGCCGTCCGGTCTACAAGACCAAGGCTGTCTACAAGGCAGGAACGACCGGAGTTGCGGAAACCCTCGGGTTCGCCGGCGACTTCGCATCTGCCTACTGGGGCGAGGTACAGGCGATCGACATCTCAATCAGCACCGAGGCGACCATTACCAAGGGCGGCGTGCCGATCAACCTGTGGCAGCGCAACATGTTCGCCGTTCGCGCCGAGATCGAGATTGGCTTCCGCGTTCAGGATGTCAACCGCTTTGCACGCCTGACCGGTAAGACCCCGGCCTGATGACCGTCTTCCAGAGCCCATTCGGTGGGGTGACGGTTGAGGTGTTCGACAAGGGCGCCGAGGTGAAGTATCGCGCTGCCGGATGGGATCTGGTGGCGCCTGTCAAGAAGTCAGTTGAGCCCGTGAGCGTACCTGTTCGCAAGGCTTCCAAGTAGTGAGTGAGGGTGCGTAATGGCTACCAGTCCAGCGATTGCAACGGATCTGTCCAATAGGTCATTACGCACCCTCAGCGGGCAGGAGGTCACGGTTGGCGGAGTGCTGCTTGCGGATGCGTTCAACATCCTTGTGCAGCGCGTCCCCTCGGTCGCTACCCGCCTTGATGCTGTAACGGTCGATGCGGTGTTCCGTGCGCTGGTCGTGCAGATTGAGTGCGCGATGGTGCTGCGGGTGCTTAATA